TTCGACAGCGCGAGGATCTGGTCGATCCCGCCCTCGCCCGCGCCCTGCATCTGGGTCAGCAGATCCTTCGACAGGCCCTTGCTGATCAGGCCCTTGACCGCGGCGTTGAGCGCGTTGGCCCGGTCCCGCTTCTTGGTCGCCTGGTCGAGCAACGTCTGCAGCGGGTCCGCCGAGTCGGTCAGGTCCGTGCCGAAGATCGACGAGCCCTGGAACGTGGAGAGGAACCCGGCCTTGACGTCGCGCAAACCGGCGAGCTTGTCGCGCAGCGCAGAGACGTAGTCGCGGACCCGCTCCAGCGCCTTGCCCACCTTCACCGAGTGCTTCTCGATGTTGGGGAAGAGGGACTCGAGGATGCCCGCCTTCGTCGGCCCGGAGCCGGTGCCGCGCTGGCTGCCACCGAGCCCGAGCTGCTGCGCGATCTGGTTCGCCAGGTTCAGGCCCTGCTGGGCGGCGACCTTGACCTTGATCCGCACGAGCCGGGGCAGCCGCCTGAACTGCGCCTCCAGAGCGTCGACCTTGTCCTTGCCGTCGACGCCCGCCTTGACGCGAGCCTTCTTCTCATCGGGGATCTTCTTGATCGAGTCGCCGAAGTGGTTGACCTTGTCGGCCGCGTCACCCATCGCCTTGCCCGCGTCCTTGGCCCACCCGAAGCCGGGTACCTTCCCGAGCGCGCCGAGCATCTTGGCCCAGATGCCCATGAGGCCGCCGACGCCGCCGACGATGAACTTCAGCACGGGCTGGATGCCGTTGTTCCACAGCCAGCGGAAGCCCTCGTAGACCGCCTTGAGTGCGACGCCGGTGCCGGTTGCGAACTTCGCGAACGCGGGCACGCCGTCCGACAGGAGCCAGCCTGCGATCTTCACCGCGATCGGGAGCAGCTTCTGCCCAATCTGAGCGGAGACGTCCTCGAACTTGGCCTTCAGGATCTTCTGCTGGTTGGCCAGGCCATTGCTGGTACGTGCGAAGTCGCCCGAGGCCCGAGCGCCGTCCCGCGTGACGATGGCCAGCGTTGCGGCAGCCTTCTCCTGCGCGGTCAGCTCCTTGGCCGACTTCTTGCCGGTCCTGGCCATCGCCTCCTGCTCGACGCGGGCGCCGTTGATGTTCGGGATCAGTCGCTGCAACGAGTCGTACTCGCCACGGAACGCGCCCGACATCATGTCGGCAACCTCCGCGGTGGGCAGGTTGTTGAACGACCCGAGGTCGGCAGACATCTGCACGACCTTCTTCGACATCGCCGACGCCTGGTTCCCGGCGAACCCGAGCTGGGAGAACATGTCGCCGAAGCCAGCCGACGCCTCCAGGGCGGCCTGCTTCGACATGCCCATCGAGCGCCAGGCGCCCCCGGCCCACTTCTCCATCGACTTGGCCTGCGCGCCGAAGATCACGCGCGACTTGCTCAGCGTCTCGTTCATATCGGAGGCCGCACCGATGAACTTGGTACCCATCGTCGCCACAGCGCCGCCAGCCAGGCCGGCGAGCCCGGCCACCGCGAACTTGCCGAAGCCCATGACCTTGCTACCGGCGCCCTCGGCGGACTTCCCGACCTTGTTGAACGTGCCCGACGCCTGATCCTTGGCCAGGATCAGGAACCCGATGGAGGTGTCAGCCACGAGCCACCTCCTGGCGGTATGCGTCGATGGAAGCCACGGCGTCGTCGAACTGCTCGACGCTCATCAGGTCGACCTCCCACGGGCGGATGCCGAGGAGGTGCGCGAAGGCGAAGGCGTACTCACGCCTGACCTGCTCGCGCGGGGTCAGTCTTTTGGGGCAGCCTCGGACGGGTCGGCCTTGAGCCGCTCGTACAGCTCGGCCTCACCCTCGGACAGGGCGCCGCCCTCGTCGAGCTGCTTCTGCAGCCCGGCCAGCGCGGTCGCCTTCTCCTCCTCGTCGGGCTCGAAGTCGACCTCGTCGAGGCAGAACTGCACCTCGTCCCACTTCAGCGTCGGGTGGGTGCGCTTGAGCATCACGAACAGCAGCCCGTGGATGGCCAGCATCGAGCCCGCGGTGACCTTGGACTCCCACTCGGCGAACGTCATGCCGGTGTGGCGCTCGATCGCCTCAGCCTCCGGGGACATCAGCCGCAGCGGGTTGTAGTCCCACGACCGCGGCTGCGCACCCTCGGGGGTGTAGGTGAACTTCATCGCGCGACCTTCCTTGCTACGTCTTCCATGACCCGCTGCAGCCCGCGCTGGATCTCGGGCTTGCGCTTCTCAATGGGGTTGTTGAACCAGCCGGCGCGGACGCCCTGGCCATACCAGCGATCTCGGTTGCCGAACAGCGGGTGACGCAACAGGCCCTTGTTGAGTCGCGCGATGTCGTGCTTCTTGCCGGAGGCGCCGGCGATGCCGACGCCCTTGATCTCCACGCCCGCCTGCCGCCCGGCCGTGCGGGTCCGGGTGCTGATCTTGGACCGCGCGATCCGATCCGCCAGGCCGCCGCGGCGCGGCAGGGTGTCGAGTGCCGACTTGCGGATGTCCTCGATCGTGGGCTTGTTCGTCTCCCGGATCCCGCGCAGGAGTTCCTTGCGCAGGTCGCCAGCCCCGGCCGCCTTGAGCCGCTTGGCCAGAGCTTCGAGCTGCTCGGCGCCCTGCACCTCGAAGTCAGACATCAGGCGGTCGTGTCGGTGGACATGTACTCGATCGAGCAGATCGGGTTCGTCAGGTCGTTCTGCACCGTGAAGGGGAACGACCCCGACACCACGTCCGGGCCGTCGAGCCCCTGCGTGCCGTCGTCGAGGAAGACCTGCCCGAGCCGGATCCGGAACGTGTAGGCGTAGGTGCTCGCGATGATCGGGCCCACCCACTCCAGGTCCATCGCGAACCCGGCGTCGGTGTGGAACCGGTCGGTGAAGTCGGTCTTGTTCATGTAGTCGATGTCGAGCGAGCCGCTGATCTTGACCCAGTCGTTCATGACCGGCTCGACCTTGAGCCCGGCACCGTTGGCGTACCAGCCCTCGGTGTCCAGCCCGCGCTCGATCTTGCAGGTCACGCCCTTGACGCCGGTGACCGCGGCCGTGGCGCCGTAGGTGCCGATCTTCACGGCCAGGTTGCCGAAGTGGAACGGCGTCGCCGCGGTGTAGGTCGGGGTCGCCAGCGTCTCGACCTCGGAGTGCTTCTGGAAGTCCAGATCCAGGGTCGCGGTCAGCAGCTCGTTGACCTTGCAGGAGAACTCCGCGGCGAGGATCTTCCCGCCCTTGAAGGTCTGCGGTCGCACCGTGCCGTCGCGCGAGGGGACGCCCACCTGGCCGGTCAGCTTCTTGCCGAAGTTGTCGCCCAGGACGTGGGTCTGCAGGTACGCCGCCGTGGCGGCCTGCTGGACCGGCGTGGCCGCGGAGCCCATCAGGTGCTGGATCAGCAGCCCGAGCTTGGTGTAGGGCACCTCGATCTCGACCGACCCGGCCGCACCCTCGGTGGGTACAGCACGCTGACCGCCCGCCTGCACGAGCCGCGAGGCCGCGAGGCCGCCGCCCTGCACGACGTTCTTGACCTTCTTGATGTCGGCCTTGTTGACCTGGTTCCATCGAGTGGGCGCCACGTAGGTGCCATAGGTGGACTCTTCGGCGTAGCCGAACGAGCCGCCCAGCCCTGATCCGATCGCCATGGGTCAGTCCTCCTGCTTCTTGCCGCGCTTGGGCGCGGACGTCTTCTCGGGCTCCGGGACGGCCTGCCCGTCCTCGGCAAGGGCGACGTAGTACGCCGTCTCACTGGCCGCGTGCGCCGCCTCGGCGTCCGCGTCGGCCGGGTCCCACAGCGACTGCTGCGTGAAGCCGTAGACGGCCTCGTCGGGCACGTCGATCACGGCGCCGGCCAGCACGAGGCGCCCGGCCTCGATCGTGCGGTCCTCGCCGCTGATGTTCCGGATCTTGGCCATCGTCACAACCTCGCTCTGAATCGGATGGAGAACGTCAAGAGGGCAAGGGCGCCCTGCTCGTCTTGGAGCTGCTGAAGGTCCGAGTGCGGGCCGAAGGAGGTCCACAGCAGCGACGCGACGCCCAGAGAGGGGTTCGCGCGCAGGAGGTTCTCCACGGCCGCGGAGATGGCGTAGACCGCGTCACGGGCCGCCTTCTGGTTCGCGTCGCCGTTCCACGACAGCGCCGCGCAGGTGACCTCGCCGGACTCGTCGCGCGCGGTGTAGGTCGCGTTCGCCCAATCCTGCTCGGCCGTCGCGGATCGGGCATGGTCGCGCGAGTCGGGATCCTCGACGCCGATCATCAGGAAGTCGCCCGGATCGTCGGTGTTGCCGTAGCCGTCGAAGACCAGCGTGCTCGGCAGGGCGGCGACCGCAGCGGCGAACAGCGCGTCGATCAGGGCGGGGACCGCGGAGGTGCTCACGCGAAGCCCGCCTGCAGGTGCGGGGCCATCAGCTCTCTGACTCGGTCCGGCAGCAGATACGGCGCGCCCGGCACGTCCGGAGAATCCGAGCCGGCGGACCCGGGACGGCCGCCGCCGCCACGCTGAGCCGAGCCCCACAGGTGGCGCAGCAGCTCCTTGACGGCCATCAGCAGATCCGGCGGACAGGTGGTCCGGCCCGCGCTGTAGGTCACGTCGTAGTAGCGCGCCACGAACGACGCACCATTGTTGAAGGTGACGACACCTGCCGCCTGGTCGAGGTACAGGTCGCCGATGGTCAGCGCCCCGCCAGAGGCCGGGGTCACCGACGTCAGCGAGATCGCCGGGGTTGTCTTCAGGGCCAGTGCGTCACGCCAGCCGTGGAGCCGGTCCGTGGTGGACGTCGGCTCGAGCGGGCCACACTGCTGCGCGATCGTGGCCTCCGCGGACGCGACCCAGTCGGGCAGGATCGTGTCGTAGTTGGCCGTGGTGATGCGCAGGTGCGACTTCGCCACGGCGAGCGTGAGCACGGCCACCGGTCAGGCCTCGGTCTTCGCCTCGACGCTGCGGTCCTTGACGGACTTCACGCGCTTCAGCTCGACGTCGATCGCCTTGAGGCGGTCGGTCTTGCCGGCGCGCTTGCACATGTCGTGCTCCTCTTCGAGGGCGCGCACGTAGTCCGCACGCTGCGCGGCAGCCGACTCGCGGATCTGCCTCTCGCGCTCGGTCTCCCGGCGCTCGGGGTCCTTGAACGCCGGCGCCTGCTTCTCGGCGAGCACCTCAGCGGCACTCTGCTGCTTCTCGGCCATGCCAGTTCCTTTCGATTCTGCGGTGGATGCCGGACCCCGCCCCGGGGGTAGTGGAGCGGGGCCCAGCGGTGATCAGCCGACCTAGAAGGTCGGGGTGATCAGGCCCGTGCCGTTGACCTTCTGCGCGTGGGTCACGCGGTTGAGGATGTAGGCGAAGTAGGCGTAGACGACGAGGTCGATGCCCAGGTTCTTCGCCTTCGGCTGCTCGGCGCGGATCAGGACCGGAGCGTTCGGGTCCTCCCACAGGTGCGCCTCGGTCTGAGTGACGAAGTAGATCTCGTCCTCGTTCGTGCCGGCGCCGAAGTTCGTGGCGATGTTGTTGTCCACGATCACCGGGACGCCGGACGGCAGCATGCCGCGGAAGCCGTTGCCGTACCGCTCGGCGTAGTTCACGCCGCCCTGCTGCGGGGCCACGCTCGGCTGGCCGAACAGCGGCCAGGTCGAGGTCAGCTGGCTCTGCAGCCAGTACCAGCGGCGCGAGTGCATGACCGCGATGACGTCGCCGGGGTGGGCGTTGAGCATCGCGGCCTCGACCTGCGCCGGACCCTGCAGCAGCTTCGGGTACAGCTCGGCCGCGGTCGGGGTCGCGTCGGTGTACGCGATCGCCGTGGCCAGGTTGGTCAGGCCGGTGGCCGCACGGTTGAGGACCAGCGAGTCGAGGTTGGCCCGCTGAGCGGAGATCAGGTCCTCGATGATCGTGTCCTCGACCCCGACGCCGCGCTCGGAGCCCTGCCGGGAGACGGTCTGCGACCCGGCGCTGGTGAGCACCGGAGCGGTCAGCAGCGTGTCGTCGGCGTCAGTCTCGGACACGGCCGCGTTCTCAGCGGTCTGCTCGGCCGCGGAGGTGCCCGTGGTGAGCTTGCCGAGGTTGACGGTCATGCCCGTCTCCGGCAGGTCGTGGTGCCGCATCGCGTCGGCGAGCGGACGGTCGGCGCGGGGCAGACCGGCGAACTCGGCGACGAGGTACTGCGGGACCACGATGCCCGAGAAGGCGCCGGTGCCGACTGCGCGGACATCGAAGGTGTCCGCGCCGCGCTCGACCCGCTCCTCGGTCATGTGCCGCTGGAGGCGCGCCTGCGCGTTGAAGTCGCCGGCGAAGGCCGCCGCGACGTCGCTCGCGAAGAGCTTGCCGCGCCGGTCCTGGTCCTTGCGGTAGGTGCGCTCCTCGGCGCCGACCTTGACCGGCGCACGCTCGGGAGCGTCGGCGGACGGGGACGGTGCGGCCGGGTGGACCTCGCGGGCGAGGCGGTCGGCCGCGTCGTCGCGAGCCTGCTCGGCCTCGAGGTCGGCGACACGAGCCTGCAGTGCGTCGATCTCGGCGTCGAGGGCGTCCTTGGCGGAGCGGACCTCGGTGATCCGCGCCTCGTCGACGGTGTCAGCCGCGCGGAGCGTGGCGAGCTCGTCGGCGTGGGTGTTGCGCTGCGTCAGCTTGGTGGCCATCTGACCTCGGAGCTGCGCGATGAGCTGGGCGATCGTCATGGTGACGTCGCTCCCTTCTCCCTGTTGGGATCGCTTTTCGATGGGGGGCATCGGCAGGCGTTCCGACAGGCAGGCTCATGAGCGCGCGCGTCGTTCTACGTGCGGAAAGTGCCGCGCGCTGGGGCGCGGACAGATGTGGCGGCCTAGAGGCCGGGGACGGTGCGGTGACGGGTGTCGTCGTCGGTGACGAGCTGGCGCTTCGCGAGAGTCTTCTTCACGGCGTCGCGGACCGCAGCGCCGTTGACCTTGATCTCCGCGCGGACGCCGGAGGTGGCCAGCGGGTTCGCCCCGAAGTTCACGGCTGAGACGTCGCCGCGGTGCAGGTCGACCTCTTCGATGCGGTACTCGGAATAGTCCGGCGACCACTGGCCGCGGACGATGCGGAACTTGAACGAGGCCTCGGCCAGGTCGCCACGGGTCAGCGCCTTCAGCACGTCTGAGACGTCGTTGCGCGTCGGGTCGACCTCGGCGTCGTACATCAGCCCGCCATCCTCACCGAGGGAGCCGATCTCCAGCGACAGGGTGCCGTTGCGGGTGTGCGCCATCGGGGCGCCGCCGCCGCGGGCGTGGTTGAGGGTGAACTCAACCAGCGGCGACTCGGCCAGCGTCTTGTCGAAGGCGCTCGCGGAGACCACCTCGGTGTAGGGGCCGAACATGTCGTACATCTCGTAGCCCTGCTCGGTCACCGAGGCGAGGCCGACGACGTGCGTCGACTCGCTACCGTCCGCGGCGACGCGGACCTGCGGCAGGCTCAGGCTGATGCGCGAGGCGCGGGGAGCGTCGTCGGGCTCGGCTGAGCGGCGCTGGGAGGGGCGGTCGGCCGGGGCGCGGTATCCGTCGCGGCGCGCCTGAGCGGCGGCCTCGCGGG